TTATCCCCATTCGTAACCAGCTCACTCCCGAATGTCTCCCCACCGCCTGCAACGTCTATGTAGCCTTTGGCTGTCTTGCCTGCGGAGTCATGGACTTCGATGAAATAGGTATTGTCGGCATCGGCGTAGGGAGATAAGTCAACTCCCTCGACGCGGATAAAAGCTTGATCATCAGCAAGGGAAAGACCATGATACTCCGGCCCCCATGAGGAACCGGTCTCGTCATCAACCTGATAGCCACCCCCGCCCACAATAACATCGCCCTGGTCTGTGCCGTCATAAATGACCTGAAAACGTAAGTCGCCCGAAGAATTGTAGCCTGATAAAGCGGTATTGTTGATGAGCAGGCCGCCATCAGCCGTAGGGTCATCGGCTGTCTTAATGACCCCGGACGTATACATCTGGAATTCGACTTCTTTGATATAGCCGGAGGAAAACTCAGGAGCCGAGCCGTCGGTGTAGATGCGAAACACCGTACCCAATACATCGTCATACCCGGTCAGGCCGGCGGAGGTGATATCAACGTAATTACTTCCCGAATAGGCTCTGATTCTGTTGTTGCCGGAGTCAATTTCAATACCGGTGATCGAGAGCTTGCCGCTATCTATTGTCCAGCCCGCAATCTCACCCGAACTGAATTTAGCCGAACCATCTTTAAGCACATAGGCAACTGCATTATCAGGATCTGTATTGAAATCCGCTTCCGTGCATCCCCACCAGGTATCACCGTCCGTGGCGACATGGAAGCTGTTCGCTGTGGCTTCATCCGGGATATGGACTTCACCCGCTATCAATTCTCCGCGGACGATTACATCGTTGAACTCGGCATAGCCATCGTCCGTGCCGCGAAAGCCGATATACCAGCCAGCCGAACCCTCAACATAATTTTCAGACTGGAGGGAGTCCGCGATCTTGGCAGAAGTCAGGTTGGCATCCTCGACATCATCGGTTTCCGTGCGCTTGGGAGAAGCATTAACCGAGGATGTTGCATCACTGGCATTCCCGGCAGTATCATACGATTTAAACCAGTAATAATATGTCTGATCATACGATACATCCCGGTCCACAAAAGCCATGACCTCTCCGGGCTTGCCCGGCACGACATATACCGCACTCCCGCCCGGAAAACTATCAGACGTGTTTCTCCAGATTCCGACGTATTGAAAATCAACGACTGTCGGGTTGGTCCATTTGAGTTTCACGCCGCCGATAACAGCTGTGGCCGATAAGCCTGTTGGAACATCGGGTGCCGTAGTTTTACCGACAACCGTATGGGTTTCGGTATCGCACCAGTCGGTCGTCTCACCGTCAATCAGAACGAACCTGAGCCGAATATCGTATTCAAGGCCCTCTTCAACGTCTGTTATGTAGATTTCTTTCTGGAAGCCGGCCACACGAACTGTTTTCCAGGGATCGTTCGTATCCGTGACTTTCCAGGCGCAATCAATGTATTCGATCTTGCTGAATACGCCGCTTGCATCCTTTAGCGTTATCGCAATGCGCGGCCGCAGAGATCCATCGGTGTCACGATACAGGACCTCCTCACCGGATCTGATCTGATAAATCTCAGGGTAGCCGGCCTTGCCAACATCGGAGTAAGGCGACGTGATCTGGCTGTCATGCTCTCCGATGGGCAGGCTCACGCAGTCATATACGCTGGACGAATAATCAACGCAGGTGATCTTCGCCGTGAGCTCCTCGCCCGGCTCGATGGAAAGGATGAGCAACTCAACCGATTCACTTCCCGCCTCCCCGAAAAGCGCGAGATCTCCCACGTCCGGCGCATCGGCGATCGGAATGGCCGTGCTGAATGTCAGGGTATAATGCTCCCCTGCCTCGGTATCCACATTGGCCAGCAGGGTCGAGCCGTCGGCTTTTCTGAAGCGGACCGCGTAAGATTTTCCCGCCTCCATAGTGCAGGCTTCGTCCAGCGTTACATCGGTACATTCAGCGCTGTCCTCGGTTTTGCTCTCTATTCGGCCTACCGCGATGCCCCATAGAGGAACATCGTGCGTCACCCGGACCAGGTCGCCTCTTGTGGCGACGAGGTTTTCAATGTCCGTGTAAAAAGAGTATCTTTCCGGGCGCAGCTTGGCTACTGCAAGGTGATACCGGGCAAGGGCATAGGCCTGATCGGGGTCCGTGACGCCCGGAAATTCTATCCGCTCAAACAGGGTCGCCTCTTCGATCCCTGCCGAGCTGGCCTCTTCTTCGCCGTAACCATCGGCATAGACGATCATCTCGTCTAAATTCCAATCCTCCCACCTGTTGGGGAAAACGACGCGGAGGGCGTGAGGCAGTTGAGGGAAGCTCTTGCTCCCGGAAAAGCCCCAGGAGTTTCGAGAACTGAAGTGCTGGACCGGTGTACTCCGTTCTTTGTCGATAACAACGCTGTACTTGCCGTCAATATAGGTCGGTGAAGCTCTCCCGGCTGCCGCGATCTCGCGGAGGATATCGTCAACGCTGCTTCTGAAATCAACGATGCCGTTGTACTGGTAGCCGATCTCCGAGACCACCTCGTCGCCGGTGAAGGTCTCCGAGACATAATCGCCAATGATCACGATCTCATAGTCAGTCGTATCAGGGTCAACAACCCATCTGCCGTCATAGTTTTCTGTGCCGCCGATTGTGATGGTCGTGTTCGCCGTAAATGGATGGCCCGCGGAACTCCCGCTGGAGCACGGCAGACCGACCTTGCCGCCGCCCTTATCGACTGCGCCTGCCGAGTCTGCATCCAGAAAGGCGGTTGCTGGCTCGCAGAATTCATGCCATTCTTCTAGCGTGGTTAGATCAACCTGGGAATCCGGGACCGCCTTTTTGTTTGCCGGATGCTGAAGGACATATCTGTATAAATCCGCAGGATTGGCCGTTGTTACATTGTCTTCCCATGTGTCGGTATCAGCATCGTAATATTTGCATACGGAATGGGTGATGAGATTGAAGGTATCAAGAATCCCGTTCAATTGGTTAGTTGCCTTGATTCTCATGGCCACTTTGGCCAACTCACTTTTGTTGATGGGGTCTTGATAGACAACGGACTTCATCGAAGTCCAGTATAGATCATCATAAATCGTCGGATCCGCGCTGTCCGCAGTCTTTCGCCTAATGCGGACATCATACTGATTTTTGTCTACACGAATGACTCTGCTCTCCCGCAAAGTCTCATTGCTCTTCCCGGTTGCCTGCGGGCGGTATCTCAAATAACCGTCGGCAATATCGACAGTCCAGCTTATTGGATCTGTTGCACTGACTTTGAAATCCCCTGTGTTTTGGTAATCAAGGCAGCCTTCCGCCCTTCGATCGGTGATCATGCTGTCGGTAACGCCGCTATCCTGCGTCCCGTAAATATCGATTGTGGCGATTATGCAGTATCCATGCGGATTGACGTTTTTCCACCAATCAGCATCCCAACCCCAATCGGTTTGGCCTCGCCATGCACCCCCGCGCGTATCTCTCATGGCCCATCGTGTCACAACCGAGCCGGTGATGGGGTGCATGGAGACCACCCATCTCACAAGGAAGTTCCACCTCCAGTAAAGCCACATATCCGTAGGATTGTAGGAGACCGTGGTTTGCTGTGCGCTTACCGACGTGTAATCATAGGCAATCTCCCAATCTCCGGAATCCTTAACAGCGTATTGGATCTCCCAGAAGACCTGCCTGGCTCCTCTATTGCCCTGGTTATCAAATTGACACAGGCCCTGCGGAAAGGTGAAATCGACAATGATTTCTTCAACATCCGGCTCGGTCGTCCTTTGCACGAACCCACCGGAATAGGTCAGCTGCACGGGAAGATTCTCTTCCTCGTACACCGTATTCGTGTAAAGCGTTTGCGGGTCGTCGTCAGATTTTCCTTCCCTGGTCTGGATTTCTACATCCTCGAATTCTGCAAGGCTGGTTTCTCCTATGCGGTAGCCTTCAAGCTCCTGAGGGCCGTAGCCTGCGCAGAACAAAAGCCGCAGATATTGGTCGTTTCCATCAACTTCCGTGTATGGAATTGCGGCATAGGGCGGTGCGAAGCGGTGCTGGCCGAGAACTACCGGAATGGGCCCGAAGGGATTCATCCGGTTCCTCATGCCTCTGATATCATAGGTCCCGCTCTTGTATCCTTCCACGTCGCTTCTTTGGGAAAGCTTTCTGGGATCAGGAGGGGGGACAAGGGCGTTTACCAGAAGAGATCCCACCATTGAAACTGCTGCTGTTGCTGCTGCTCCCCAGAGCCCGGCATGGGCGATCTCCAGGCCGGCAACCCATTGGCCCGTGGCAAAGGCTGCGACCATTACGGCAATGAAGAGAACCGTCCTCAAGGTATCTTTGCCGTCGCCGCCGCCCAGGGGGACAACGCGGATCTCGATCAGGGCCCCAGGGGCAGGTCTGTATTCATTCCACAGATCAGGATGGATCGGCTCTCCGTTTACGGTGACGCGAACGGCAATGCGCTCGCGGGGAAAATCCAACGAATCGAGGATCTCCTGGATACTTTGCCCTGCAACGCAGACCTTGTCTATTCTATCCATCTTAAAGGGATAGGGACAGATGGACAGTCGCTGCGGAATTTCTGGCAACAGGTTATTTTCCATATCGATAAAACCCTAAAATACGGTTTCGCCATAGAAGCGAATCATAGCGTTCGGTACAGCTATCTATCCCGCTCCAAATATGAATCATTACCTTTCTTCCAATCACAATGCCGATATGACGCGGCATACCTTTTATCCGGAGCAAGACCAAATCCCAGGTTCGTTCCTTTCCAACCTTAGCCCATTCTTTTTCATGGGCTGCGACCACTTTGATCACATCATCGCTGCAAGCGTGCCCGTACTCGTCAATATAGGAAGGCAATTCAATGTTCAGCCGCTCCCTGTAGATCAGCCTCACAAGCCCCCAACAGTCTATGCCGTTTCTATCTCGCCCTTTGGATTTGAAAGGAATGCCTATGTATTCATCGAGGTCCAGCATCAAAACAGCCCTGGAAAATTGCCCGGCGTAAAGGACTCCCCCGGGAAAGGCTCCTTGACAAAGGTTTCAATGACAAGGTTTCCTGAAACCACCTCGGCGTCATAGGTGATGTTCTTCAGCTCGAAATCCGAATATTCGATTTCCACGGTGTCCGGATCGCTTGCCAGAACAACCTGGATCGTAACCGATGGAGCCGACGAAATGCTTCTGATTGCCTCGATGATCTCTCTTGAGATGTTGTCAATGCTCAGCCTTCCCTGAGAAAGATTGCGTTCCGTATCGTCAGGGACGGTCAATTTGAATGCATAGGGTTGAAAGGTGTTCCCATTTGAAGTGATCGCGACCTGGTTGTTGACGACGCGAATGGGAGAAGTGAGGTCCTCATGGTCCAGGGTAATGAGAACCAGAAAAGCCTCATCAGTCTCTTGCGCAAAAGCCGCTTGCTTGAAAGTTGCGGATACATTCCGACTCATGGCATCATCTCCACGCCGAACACAACCCGAAACCGTTCATAACTGATGCCTTCATATTGCGGCCTTGACAGAAACCGAAACTCGCCGCTCGTGTCGGTGATTGGATGTTCCCAGTTGAAACGCTTTGAACCGCCCTCGGTGGTCGTATCCCAGAAATTGTCCAGGGTGGTTCGCTGCGCCCGGGTCAATATCATCACGCAGTTTGGAAACTCTCTTGGCGCTGCCGTGAACCGCCGCCGGATCTTCACGGGGCCTGTATCCATCTTGGTCCGAATTGCTGTTTCCGGCGGGTTTTCAACATAGCCTTCTATTTTTGGTTTCTGCGGTAAAGACGAAGGCCAATCAATGTTTGCCATAAATTACCTCCCCGTGACCGCCGGCGCGATGCCGTAGTAGTCTTTCAACACCTTGGCGCTCTTGCCGTCCTGAAGCTTTTGGGAAACCACATCATCAATCAGAACATCGATGCGGATTGAGCCCTGCCTGGTTTGCGATTCTTTCACATCCACCTGGGATTCACCGTAGTTGTGAACGTGGATCTCTACATTCGAGCCGCCGCCTTCGGCCTTCACTCCAAGGTCCCCTCCCGGAAGCCGGGTAAGGGGCATGATGGCCTCGGCTCCTTTTTCTCCGGCCAACCCGTAGCCATGCTGCATGGGAAAGATTGTCGGCTTGGATATGACGCCACCGCCGCCATAGGCCTGAATAACGCCGCCGTGCTCAAATGCGGTGCCCATCCAGCTTATGAAGGGCTCAACAATCATCTTTTGCATGACCATTTGAGTGAGCATTTTGCCGAAGGATTCGAGAATGCTATTGAAGCTCGTATCAGCTTCCCACACCATGTCGGTGAGCGTTGAACTCCAGGTGGAAGCCCAACCTGTCATGGCGTTCTTTATATCATCCGATACGGACTCGGTAATGGCTTTGTTGTCCTGTAACCATTGCCTTCTCTGCTCTAGGGACATGCCGAGAAACTTGTCTTGTTCGTCCATGGCATTTGCGAATAGTTCAGCTTCTTTTGCTTCCGCTGAAGCGTAAACGGCTGCCATTTTGTTTTCCCAAATATCATAAGTCTCGGCCAGTTCGTCTTTAACTTTAGCGTTTGCCCATTCGCTTGATTGAGCCCACTCGCGCCACATGTCGCGGGTGTCAATTCTTGGTGCCGTTACTGTGACGGCTGGCATGGTCGGCTTAATTTCACCATAAAGCGGGGGCAGTTTCGTGGTCTCCCACTCCTCTAGCGGTCCTTTCCATAATCCCGTTTGCCAGTCTCG